AGATCATACAGAGATCATGTTATGTGGGCAAGAACTTCTCGTGTTGATAATCCTTTAGAATTTAGAACTGATCCTTGGTTTTATACCTATATGGATGAACTTGATTCACTTAAAAAAGAAATCAAAAAGCAAGCAGAAAGTGGTGTTATCCAGGATGAATATAGAATGTTAATTCCTCTTTGTGCAAGGACATCTTTTACAACAAGAGTTTCCTGGAGAGGATTAATTAAAATTTACAAACATTTTGAATATTTAGCAACTGTTGATGATTATTTTAAATATACAGTTTTAGATATGCAATCAGCTTTTGATTTGGATGAGTTTAAGAATAATTATAGCTATGTAAATCCAATTCCTCTTCTGGAAAAGTCCGAAGAAAATAGTGGAAAGTTGGGTCCAATTATTAGTGTATTTCAAGAAATTACAATTGCTTTAAGAGCACAAGTTGTAAGGCATAGAAATTTTACAATTAAAGATAATTTATTTGGAATAATATCCGAGAAGGATTTTTGGATAAAAACACTCGGTGATAAAATAAAAATATCTATATCAGCTGAAATAGAATTTTGGAAAACAGTTATTAATAAAAGGCAATGTTGGATTGCTCAATATGGAATATGGAAAGACATAATTATTGAAGCTCAAAAATATATAAATATAAACGAAGACAATTTGCCTTGTGCTGGTGGAAGTTCCTGCCCATACACTCGTGATGCAGAATTAAGGCATACAGACAAAGATCCTGGAGCTCCATGTCCAATTCACAGTAAACTTCACAGTATGCCAATTCCAAAGCATAAAATGGAAAGTGTTTATATAGAAGCAAGCTATAGACCAGCTTTCTGGAAAAAGCACATAGATAATGTAAAAATAGGAGGATAATATGAGAATATATTTAGCAGGACCATTTTTTAATGAAAAGCAATTAGAGACAATTCAGCTTATAGAAAAAGAATTTGACAAGCATGGACTTGATTATTTCTCTCCAAGAAAAGGAGGTGGATCAATTGCTCACCTTCCATTAGAAGAAAAGAAAAAAGAGTCCAAAAGAATTTATGATAGCAATGTTGAAGAAATGGTAAAAGCAAATGTTCTTTTTGCTGTTGTTGATGGCAGGGACACAGGAACTGTTTACGAAATGGGATATTTTAAATGCTTAACAGTTGCAACACCAAAACCAAGATATTCAATAACTTATACAAATGAAAATTTTGGATTGAATATAATGTTGAAAGAGTCAGTTGATGCTCATGTTGTTGGTCAGGAAGAGTTAGAAAAATTTTCAGCATTAATATCAAGTAATTGGGATGACCCAGTTCCTGCCAGAGAAAAAATACTCTCTCAATTTCAAAACTTTAACCCAGATGTAATATAATGGATATTATAAAATTGTTTAGTATCTCTCAAAGCATGTCTGCAATTAAGAGATATTCGCAGCTTCATCTTTTGAAATCAGAGTCAGTAATGGAACACACAGGTTTTGTTTGTCTTTTCACTTATATATTGTGTGAGAAAGTAAATTCAGTTTCAGATGAGGAAGACAAATTAAATATTGGCATTGCATTAGAAAAAGCAGTTATTCATGATATCGATGAAGTTGTAACAGGTGATATACCAAGACCAACAAAATATTATAGCAAAGAGTCATCAAAAATTTTTGAAAATATTGCTGATGATGGAATAAAGCAAATTATATCCGAGCTTGATTTAGGTTTTCAAAGTAGAATAGAATTAAATTGGAAAACAGCAAAAGATGACAGTGAAGGTGCGATAGTTGCTCTTGCTGATTTAGCATCAGTTGTTTATAAACTCTGGGATGAAGTTATTTTACTTGGGAACAAAAAATTGATTTTACAAGGAAAGCAAGTTTTCGCTTATGTGCAAAATCTTTCTAAAGAAATAGAAAAGAACTTTCATTTTACATATGACCAGCAACTTGCAATCAATAATGTTATTTATCAACTTTTACAAATTTGTGCCGAAATAAATAAAATTGAAAATCCTTTAACATTAAAAACTTTTGAAAGGAGCAAGTAATGGAATTAAGATTAATAGGAAATGACCTTGAGCTCGATGGAGAAAAAGTTGCAAGAGTTTTTGATATAAAAGGAACTGTTTTAGGAAATCTAGAAGAGATGATAAGAAGAGCAAATGATTATGAAAAAGATTTAGATAATGCATTTAATAGTGGAGTAGATAAAGGAAGAGAAGATGCCGAAATTTAATTATAAAATAAATAAATCACCAGAAGAATTAAAACTTATAATTGATAATCTTGAAAGAGCACATGAAACTTTTAAGCAAAGAGGATCTCAATATGGTGCATCATATGTTCAATATGGTCAAATAATGAAGGTTTTATTCCCCAATGGAGTTGATTTAAAAACAGAAGATGATTTTAATCGGATGGGACTTTTGAATATGATTGTCAGTAAATTAATTAGATATGGCAATATGTGGGAAAAACCACACAAAGACTCAATACATGATCTTGGTGTATATGCTTTCATGCTAGAGGGAATAGATGATAATATTCGATCTTGAAACAACAGGACTGCCAAAAGCTGAAGGCAGTGATCTAGATATGCAACCAAGAATAATAGAATTTGGTGGCATAAAAGTTGATGATGATTTCAATAAAATAGACAGTTTTGAATTTTTATGTAATCCTGGGCAACCATTAGATCCAAAAATTGTTAAGATAACAAAAATAACAGACGAGATGTTAAAAGATCAAAAACCTTTTATTGCCTATTATAAAAAACTTGCTGAATGGTTTTGTGGTGAGAGTTCAATGGCAGCACACAATCTTTCTTTTGATAGACAGATATTAAAATTTGAATTACAGAGAATAGATAAGTTGACAAAATTTCCATGGGCATATAATCATTTTTGTACAGTAGAGATTGGTCAGTCAGTTTGGGGGAAAATGAGAAAGCTCGGAGATATCTATGAAGAGCTGTTTGGTAAAAAAATTGAAGGTGCTCACAGATCATTAGTTGATGTAGAAGCAACAATAGAAATATTAAGATGGTATAAAAAAGAGGGTCATATATGAAAAAACGAAGCGATATAAAGGGCACCAGAGGGTCGAAACAGCCTCGTCGTATAGTAAAGCACCCCAGAAATATAGGCATATAAGTGTTAAACATTAGATTAAGATCAGAATATTCCTTTAGAAAAGCATTTGGAAATATTAAAAAAGTTATTGAATCAACACCAGGAAACTCTGTTGGAGTTTGTGATGCTGGAACTTGGGGACATGTTTCTTTCAGCAAAGCATGCAAAGAACTAAATAAGAAACCACTTTTTGGAACTGAAATAGCATTTGTTGAAGACTCAACAAAAAGAGAAAGACAACCTGCAAATTATATGGCTTTTATTGCAAAAAATAATACAGGTTTAAAAGAACTTTATCAGCTTGTAACAAAAAGCACAGAGAAAGAAAACTTTTATTATTTCCCCAGACTTTCATATTCTGATTTATTTGATGTTTCAGAAAACTTAATTATAATTAGTGGAACGCACCCAGAGTGGGGACTGCTTCCTTTGGCCAGAAAAAGCGATTTATACATAGAAATGAATCCTATGAGTTCTCGCAAGGCATTAGACTTTTGCGAAGCAAAAGGATTTCAACCAATAGCAACCTCTGATAATTACTTCCCCAAAGTAAATGACAGGAAAGTATATGAAGTTCTTGTTGGTAAAAATAGAACAGATAGAACAGCACCAATGCACATACTTAATGAGTGGGAGTGGAGGGATGCAGTGCCATGGGCACCAGAGAAAGCGATTGAAAATACATATAAAATAGCAGAAATATGTAATGCTGAATTGCCTATTGGTAAAATGATAACTTTCAAACCAGAAAAAACATTAAGACAAATGTGTGAAGAAGGAGCGATTAAAAGGAATATAAGTTTAAAAAATTCTATTTACAGAGAAAGATTAAACAGAGAACTGGATATGATCGCAAGTAAAAAGTTCGAAGATTATTTTTTCGTAATAGCAGACATGATTAATTTTGCCAAGCAGCATATGTTAGTTGGACCAGCCAGAGGATCTTCAGCTGGTTCACTGGTTTGTTATTTCACTGGAATAACAGATATTGATCCATTAAAATACGATTTACTTTTCGAAAGGTTTATAGATGTTAATCGATCCGACTTACCAGATATTGATATAGACTTTCAAGACGACAAAAGAGAGATGGTCATAGATTATTTAAGAGAAAAGTATGGTTCAGAAAAAGTTGCACATCTAGGAACTGTCAGCAGGTATAAAGCAAAAAGCACAATAACAGAAGTTGCCAAAGAACTTGGAGTTCCTGCTTGGGAAGTGAATGATTTAAAAGGTGCAATAATAGAACGCAGTGGTGGTGATGCTCGAGCTGCGATGTGTATAATGGACACATTTAACGATCTTGATATTGGCAAAAAAGTTTTAGAAAAATATCCTCAGATGAAAATAGCAGAACACATGGAATATCATGCTAGGCACAATGGTGTTCATGCAGCAGGAATAATTGTAACAGAAGAGCCAGTGAGTAAATATTGTTCTGTTTCTAAACAAACAGATGCAGCTCAAATAGATAAAAAAGACGCAGAGGATCTTAATCTTTTAAAAATAGATGCACTTGGTTTGAGAACATTATCTGTTATTCAAGACATACTCGATCAAGTTAATTGGTCTAGAGAAAAAATTATTAATTATAAATTAGATGACAAAGAAGCATTTAAAGTTTTAAATGATGAAAAATACGCAGGAATATTTCAGTTTGAAGGTTATGCTCTTCAGTCACTAACAAGACAAATGAAAATAAATAGTTTTGAAGATTATGTTTCTATTACATCTTTGGCTCGTCCTGGACCATTAACTTCAGGTGGTGCTTCACAGTTTATAAAAAGACATACAGGTGAAGATCCTATTTCATATTTACATCCTATGGTTGAAAAAGTCACAAAGATAACAAATGGAATTGTTATATATCAAGAGCAAGTGATGGTTATATGTAGAGAAATGGGAAGATTAAGTTGGGAAGAAGTCAATCAATTAAGAAGAGCAATGAGCAAATCTTTGGGAGAAGAATTTTTTAATAGATATTGGGTGCGTTTTAAAGAAGGTGCAAGCGAAAATAAAATAAACGAAGATGATGCTCGTGTTGTTTGGGATCATATAAATACAATGGGATCAATGGCATTTAATCGCAGTCATGCTGTTTCATATGCTTTAATAAGTTATTGGTGCTGTGTTTTAAAAAGTAAATTTCCATTAGAATTTGCAGCTGCATGTTTAAGAAATGTTAAGGATGATGAACAAGCTGTTAAACTTTTAAGAGAAGTTGTGAGAGAAGGTCTTGGATATAAACCATACGACAAATATAAATCTAAATTAAATTGGTCAGTTCAAGGCAATGAGCTTATAGGTGGTTTAATAGGAATAAAAGGTGTTGGTCCAAAAATGTCTGAGGATATAATAAATAGAAGAGAATTAAACCAACCATTAACACCAAGACAAAACAATCTTTTAGACAATGGGGAAACACCATATGACGATATTTTCGAATGTGAAAGAAGATTTGGTCATATGAAAAAAGATCCAGAAAAATATAATATAAAAACAACAATCACAGATATAGCAAATCTTGAAGCTGATAATCCTGGAGAGTTTGTTGTATTTGGAAAACTTATGGAGAAAAATTTAAGAGATTTAAATGAAGCTGTTAACCTAGTTAAAAGAGGTGGTCGCAGGGCAGAAACTCATAATCTATGGTTAAATATGAAATTTGAGGATGACACTGGTCCAGTTTTAGCAGGAATAAATAGATGGAGCTATCCAAAGTTGGGCAAACCAATAGTTGAGGAAGGCAAAATTGGTGATTGGTATTTGTTAAAAGGCAAAATAAATAGAGGATTTAGAAAATTAAATATAGAAAAATGGCGTAAGCTGACATAAGTCATTGTTTTTATTAAGATCTTTTTTAACTTTATTTAAAAATAATACTTTACTTCTCTGGGGAAAAGAGATATCATCTATTCATAAAGTTAAGAAAGGAAATAAAATGAAAAAAGAATTAAATTTACCTCTAAGATTAACAGAAGAAGAGCATAAAGTTCTTAGAAGTTTAATTGGTCAAGCTATATCATCAAGAGAATATTCAACTTCTGCAAGAAAAAATATTTTAAAAGATGTAAAAAAGCAAATCGAAGAAAATTTAGAAAACACATTTTGGAAATAAGAAAGGAAAAAATTATGAATAAACATACTCCAAAAAGAAGACAAATAGTTTACTGCGATACAGGTATCGCGAGAAAAACATGGTGTGGACCATATGCGATCGCAGTGGTTTGCGGAACTGAATATGAACCAGCATATCAGGTTGCTAGGGCAGTTCGTGGCAAAAGACATGCCAAAGGAATTACTGTCACCCAGATGATTAATTCTTGTAAAAAAATGGGTGTGACTGGTGTTAATAAAAAACTTGATAAAAAGATGAAATTATCAAAGTGGCTTGACCAACACACACTACCAAATAAAGTTTATGTTGTCAACACAACTCGCCATTTTATAATTGTTGACACAAGAGATTGGACAACTATCGACAATCAAGAGCCAGAGTGGAAAGCTGTGACAGCATCCAAACATATCAACAAAATGGTTCATGGTTATTTCATGGTTGATAATCCAAAGTTCGAAACAGACAACAATGGTTGGCTTTTCGAGCCACTGGCTGCGTCCAGTTAAAAGGCAATTCAGCCGAACACAAAAGGAGATTTCCTGAGCATGAAGTAAAACTGCTCATTTTTTATTGGAGGAATTTATGTTAACAGAACTAGCATGCATGGCAACAGCAATATATTTTGAAGCACGTGGTGAACCAATGGTTGGTCAAGTTGCAGTGGCTCAAGTTATAATGTCAAGAGTATATGATGAAAGATATCCTGATACAATCTGTGATGTTGTAAAGCAGGGATATTATTATTCATGGGACAAAACAATACCAATTAGGGACAAATGTCAATTTAGTTTTTGGTGCGATGGTAAACCAGAAAATATTAAAGATGAGGATGCATATTTTTGGGCAACAGAAGTTGCTCAAGCAGTTATGGTTGGCACACTTTATGATACAACACAAGGTGCGACCCATTATCATGCTTATTATGTTCAACCATCCTGGAGCAAAAAATTTACCAGAACAGTAAGAATAAATGATCATATATTTTATAGATGGGAGAATGAATAATGACAAAATTTTCAGATGAATTTATTAACAAAGTAAAACA